GAAATAAGACGAGTTTTGTGTCCAGACCACATAAATATACCTGGGACACATTTAACCCACCTTAAACCAGGCTCAGACGATGTACGAAAGGAGAAAACAATTATGTGTTACTACGCAGGAAAATTCTTTAAAGCAACAGAAGGCAAAATTGCTTATCTGTATGATGGAACAAAAATACTGGTTCCAAATGAAGAGCCAACAGTAGAGTGCGCTCGATGTGGAGATGAGTTCGTATTGAAGGACTGTATTGCAAACAATTGTGAATTTGACAGCAACCATAAAATTATTTGCGAGAACTGCGAAGGCTATGGATATGAAATATGTTATATCTGTGGCGAATGGAGTGATGACCTGCAAGACGTATCAGAAGGCAGAGAAGGAAGTGTAAGAGCTTGTCAAAACTGTATAGAAAATTCATCTGACATAGGACAATGTGAAAATTGCGGTTGTCTAGTTATAGAACCATACAGAACAGAAGATGGTTATAATTTGTGTCAAGCGTGTTGGAATCACAATACATACAGTTGCATTGAATGTGGTGATGTATATTATGACGAAGATAACCTAATATATGATGAAGATGACGAGTGTAATTATTGTGAGAGGTGTCACGAAGAAAAGCCAATACGCAACTACTCATACAAACCATATCCAGAATTCCTAATCACAATGGATGACACTGACTGCAAAGAATACTTTGGCTTTGAAATCGAAGTATGCGGTAGTCAGAGTTGCGCAAAAGGTTTTATGGAAAGACTGGACAATCCTGATGATGTATACCTGAAACAAGATGGCTCAGTTGATGGGTTTGAAATAGTAACTCATCCGATGACTAGAAACTATTTCTATAAGGAATTTATGCCAGACCTGAAAATAGGTCTTGAATATCTGAAGTCAAATGGTTTCAGAGGTCATAACAGAGGTGGTATACATATCCACGTATCAAGAAAAGCAATTGACGAGGATATGCTTGCCAAAATGGTTATGCTGCTGTACCCAAAAGAATACAAGATAAAACAGAAATGGTTAGCAATAACTCAGCGAAGAGAATATGAAATGGATAGATGGTCGTCAATGAGTGGAAGTAGTATTGACGACAAAAAAGATACTATCAAATACATCAAAAGAGTTAAAGAAGACCCTGAACGAATAGACTTTGATGTCGAAAGATATACGGCAATAAACACGAGAAACGATGATACATACGAGTTCCGTATATTTAACAGCAACATACGACCTGAAAGAATAATCAAAAATGCTGAAGTAATGTTCTCTCTGATTGATTTCTGCAAAACAGATAAACTACCGACAATGGGTAATTATCTGAGATTTGTAGCAAAGAACAAGGAACAATACAAAGACTTCTATGAGTTCCTGCTGGAAAAGAAAATAATTCAGTCAGATGAACAGAAACGACAAACAGAACAGGTAACAAAAGCATTAAGTGAAATTGCAGATAAAAAGATAACGAAAGTTGATATATCAGAATATCTGCAATCACTAAACTTAGTACCTGACTTCAGTACACCTGATACAGACAACGAAAACGCAATAGTATAAATGAAAGGAGCAATTAATTATGTGCATAGCAATTTTAAAAACAAAAGAAGGTAAGTTAACTGATGAAATGTTAACTGAGTCATTTAATTCAAACGGAGATGGTGCAGGTATAGCATATTCTCAGAATGGTATTTTGTATATAGTTAAAGGTATATTCTCTGCTAAAGAACTTATTGAACAAGTGCATAAAGCAGAGCAAATATGCGACGGTAATATGCTTATTCACTGTAGAATAGGTACAAGCGGAACTAAAGACGCAAATAATACACATCCGTTCCTGGTAGTCAATAAGCCAGGTGAAGCGGTTGCGCTTATTCATAATGGAATACTTGATGTTACCGTACCAAAGAATAGTGAAATAAATGACACTCAAATATTCATCAGAGATTATCTGTCTGAAATGGACAGAGACACACTGATGAATAACAAAGGTGTTCATAAACTGATTGGTGAAGTTATCGGATATAACAATAAGTTTGTACTTATGGATAATCACAACAACTACACAATCATAAATGAAAACCAGGGACACTGGAAAGACGGAGTGTGGTTCTCTAACCACTCATATATGCCGACAAGTTATGGACTATTTGGCAACAGGGATTACTGGGGTGGTTATGAAACATCAACATCATACTATGAAGATGAAAACGACTATGATGAAAACTATCGTCTGAAAGGTTATGGGGCGTCAGGACTAAAGATAACCGAAGAAGAGTATGACGACATACTTAACGCAATAAACAAATTGACAGACGAGGAAATAGTAAATATGGGTTATTATCCTTCATACAGTTTTATAACTGGTGAAATAACAGGTGAAGCAGATGATAACGGTTATCACGCAATACCTCTTGAAGACCTGTCTTGTGAACTATATGACTACTTCCTCGATAAATGCGATTGGGTAGAAACAATAGGTAATCAGGATAACGAAGATGATGAAGAAAATGTCATCGAAGTAGCAAGAACTTAATTGCCTCCTTGAATAGACTATGCAAGGGTTTTGCCCTTGTGTAGTCTGTTTGACAGGTATACAAATTTGTAGTAAAATGTAATAAATAAGAGGTAAATATGAAAAAAGAAAGAATAAAGAAGTTGATTGATACACTAAAGGCTATCACTGATTGTATCGAAGAAGCCTATGAAGTAACATACAACGAAACAGGTCAAGTCTTTGCTGATGAAGTAAACAGACGTAAACAAAACAACAAAAAGGAGTTTATAAATCAAGCAAAGAAGTTTATTAAGAAAAAGTACCAAGAAGAAACTGGCGACATTATGAGTGAAGAAATAGCAGAAGGTTTTGCAAATGATTTCTTCAATGTCGCAATGATGCGTGGTGATTTAGACGCATTAAACAAACTAAGAAAGGAGTAACAAATGGGTTTAGATATGTTTTTGTCAAAGAAAATATACGTAGGTGCTAACTACGATTTTGAAAACGTAAAAGCAACAGTACACATAACAAAGAATGGTGTGCCAATAGATATAAACCCAAAGAAAATAAAATACATAGTCGAAGAGCAAGCATACTGGAGGAAAGCAAACCAAATACATAAATGGTTTGTTGATAACGTACAAGGTGGTGATGACGATTGCAAACCATACGAAGTATCTGGTGAACAACTTCTTGAACTTGTAAAACTATGTAAAAAAGTATTGAAGAAAAAAGAACTTGCAGAGGAATTACTTCCGACACAAGAAGGGTTTTTCTTTGGAAGTACAGATTACAATGAGGGTTATTATCAAGACCTAATAGATACGATAAAGCAACTCAAAGATGTAAACAAAGATTATTGGTACACATATCAATCAAGTTGGTAGAAAGGAGTAAACAATGGATAAATTTGAACAGTTATTCTCAACAAATGTAAATGACAAAACAGAGAAAAGAAAAAATGGTAGTACAGAATTAACGTACTTGTCCTGGGCTTGGGCTTGGGCGGAATTCAAGAAAGTATATCCTGACGCAACATACGAAGTCATTAAGTTCGTACCGTCAAGATGGGTGAAGGACGAAATAATGAGCAATACAGTTCCATATATGTATGACCCTGACACAGGATATATGGTCAATACTAAAGTAACAGCAGGAGGTCTTACATACGAAATGTGGTTGCCTGTAATGGACTCCAGTAACAGAGCGATGAAAGCGCAACCATACGAATATACAACTCAGTATGGAACAAAGACTGTAAATGCTGCAACAATGTTTGACATCAACAAAACAATAATGAGATGTCTAACAAAGAACCTTGCAATGTTTGGTCTTGGCTTATACATCTATGCAGGTGAAGATTTACCCGAAGTAAATGAAGAAACAAAGGTGAAAGCACAAATTGATTTGCTTACAGAAATAGAAGACTGCACAGATGAAGATACCCTAAGTGATATCTACAAGAAGAACAAAACAGTTATATGTAAAACGCCTAACCTTCTTGAAGCAATTACAAAGAAAGGTAAAGCGCTGAAAGGAGCAGCATAATGGAAGATACAGTAAAAACAAACTGTTGTGGGGTTTGCCCGAAATGCAACTCAGATGATATAGAGTACTATGACAGCTATCTTGAAGATGATTACTATTGTTATAAAGGTGAATGTAATAAATGTAAAACCCAATTCAAAGAGTGGTACTCATTAAATTACGTGGAAAGCTCATACTAAGAGGTAATTACAAATGAAGATTTACGAAATGGAACAAAGAACCCCTGAATGGTATGAAGTGAGAAAGCTGAAGTTTACAGCTTCTCACGCAAGTACCATAATGGCAATGGGTAAAGGTTTGGAAACTCTTATCGAAGAAATGCTTGCCGAATATTACTCATCAGGTTGTTACGAAGAGTTCTCGAACAAATACAGAAACGCTCAGACAGAAAGAGGTAACGAGTTCGAAGACAAAGCCAGAAGTATTTACCAACTCGAAACTGGAAGCATAATCAAACAGGTTGGCTTTATAGAACAAAGCGAACATATTGGTTGTAGTCCAGACGGGTTGGTGAATGAAGACGGTCTTGTAGAATTCAAATGTCATAACGATATTGTATTCCTGCGCTTATGTGAAACAGGTAAGATAGATAAGAAATACATAGACCAGATACAATATCAACTATATGTAACAGGAAGAAGTTATTGTGATTACTTTGGTTTCAATCCTAACTTTGAACCTTGTTACTATACAAAACGATTTACCCCTGACCCAGAGGTATTTCAAAGACTTAATGAAGCGCTTCCTTATGCTATACAAAGGTTAAAAGCAAGGAAGAAAATAATGGATGGAATATTAAAAGCAGCATAGAAAGGAGTATATTATGCAGCACAACAATTTTGAAGTTACAGGTTTAGTATCAAACATAAAGTTTAGATACACAGACAATGGTACAGCAATCGCAGATGTATGTATCTCGAAGAAGAATCCAAGAGCAAAAGGTGAAGAAGACGTTTGGATGCCTATATGGATTGTTATTTTCGGTAATGCAGCAGAGTCATTTAATGATAATATCCGCAAAGGTGATACTGCAAATGTTACTGGTAAGATTGAAGTTGAATGGTTCAAAGACAAAACAGGTAAACTAATTCACAGAATGGTTCTGAAAGGTTGGGAATCTCAAAGAGTCAAATACGATGAAAAGGTAAAAGACTACGTTCCTGCACCTATGACTGAAGAAGAACGATTGAGTAAACCAAAAGAAGAACCGGGAGCTAAACCTTGGGATTAGAACCTATCAGACTGACATCAAGGGAATATGACGTACTTGTAAGACTAAGCAAGCAGAACAAGGACATAGCAAAAGAACTTGGTACAACAGTTGGCTTAGTCAACAAGTATTACTATTACTTGTCAGCCAAACTAAATGCAACAACAAGAACAGAAGTTGTAATAAAAGCGCTCAAAGAAGGTTTGGTTGATATTTGGGATTTTATAACCTGATTTGGGGTATGATACGGCACATAGTTTGTGCTCCTTTCGTGTCGGACAAATAGAATGTATCTTCAGGGTTTTCCGTGGAGATGCATTTTATTTTGTTCGGCAAAATAGTAACTCTTCTTGCGTAATAGTTATTATCAATTCTGAGTATGTAATAACCCCCTTCTACGAGGTTTTTTTGATTGAATACAGCAATTACCTTATCTCCCCAAGAAAACATCGGTTTAAGGGCATCAGAACGTAGTGTTATTACACAACAATCATCAGGATTAAATACATCTGCACCGTCAACAAGAAGTGATTGGTCAAGTATAAGTTTGTTGTTTGTTTTTGTTAAATGCGCTATATCACAGTCAGGACAATAACGTATAAGAACACCTACTGGTTCTTTCTGATTTGTTGAGTCCTTTATTCTTTTTAACACTTTCTGAGTTATTGTCCTGTTTCCTTTCTCTAATTTGGAATAAAGAGTTTGTGATATTCCTATGCGCTCTGCAAATTCAGACTGAGTAATACCTAATGATTTACGCAGGGATATAAGCCATTCTTTGGTTTCTGTTTCTGGAATGTCAAATGATACGTCAGGAAAATGTTCTTTTATTTTTTCACGAATAGAAGAACTAATCTTTCTTGTACCTGTAGCAAACTGAGAAATAGATTGTTTTTTACAACCAAGAATATTAGCGAGTTGCTGCTGTGAAAGGTTATTCTCAAGTAATATGTTTTCGATAATCAGACTATCATTCATGACAAAATTCCTTGTTGACATATCAACAAATAAATAGTACAATAATGTTGTTCAGTAAATGTTAAATAAATGATTGAGTACATACTAGCACTGTAAAGAAGAAAAAGCAATAGGAGGTTAAGAAAGTGAAGGGAAGAATAATGATACGTGTTGGTGAGGAGTTGAAAGAACGCTTTGATGAAGCGCTTATAAACACAAGTCTGAATAAGTCAATTGTGTTTGTTGCTCTTATAAAGAAGTTTCTTGAAAAACCTAAAGAAACACTTGAGTTCTTATTTGATTAAGGAGGTAGAAATGATTAAAGACGGATATTCAATATGTTTAAACAAATGGGTGTTTGATAAAAACATAAGGAACGAGCTTGGGTTGTTGTTGATAATCTCTAGTTTATCGGCGAACAAAGGATATTGTTTTGCAACCAATAAATATTTTTCAGAAATATTTGGTGTAACTACCGAAACAATATCAAGACAAATAACAAAACTAATAAACGGAGGCTATCTCAGAAGAGAAATTATCCACAAAACTGACTCAAAGGAAGTAGAACAAAGAAAATTATACCCCTTGTTTGATACGTCAATACCTATTGACGAAAATATCAATACCCTATTGACAAAAAAATCAATACCTATTGACGAAAATGTCAAAGAGAATATTACAAGTATAATAACGAGTAGTAATAATAATGAGTTAGTATATACAGGTAAACAAAAAAATGCGTTTACAAAGCCAACAATTTCTGAACTGAATGATTACATAAAAGAAATTGGTGCTGAAATAAATGCTGAAAAATTTTATGACTACTATGAGGCAAATGGTTGGCTCATAAGTGGTTCTGCAAAGATGAAGGATTGGAAGGCTACAGTAAGAAACTGGAAGAGAAGAGAGGACGAAAGGAAAAAGGAGGAGGAAAAGAAAAATGAACCAAAACCCTATAATGCGTACGGCTACTAATACAGTAGACATAACAAACGACCCTGAAGCTTGTCTCTTAAATGTTATGTTCCTTAATAGTGATAAACAAGGGTACATATTTGAAAACTGTGACGGAACATTTTTCAACAATCCTCTATATGCTAATGTATTCAGAATAGCAAAAGACGTATACACGAAAAGAGGGATTGTTTCAAATGTTGATGTAGTTGCTGAAGATACAAGACTAAATGAAACAGTTACAACATTAATGATTGAACCGCCAGGTTTTGCCTCTATGATTAGTGTTTACTGCAGAAAGCTGTATGAACAAAGACTCAATGAACTAATAGCACAATCAAAGACAGAAAAGGATATTGCATATATACAAGACTTCAAACAGAAATATGCAACTCTTGATTATAAGGTGAAACATATCTCATCAGGAGCAGATAAAGCAAGAGAAAGATACTACAAAGGAAGAAGTAATCTTATGTCTACAGGTTATGTTGCTCTTGATGAAAAGATAGGTTCATTTATGGGTGGTGATTACATTGCTTTAGGTGGTGGAACTGGTATGGGTAAAACTGCCATAGCATTAAACATAGCAAATATGCTGTGTATGCAGGATAAGAAAGTGTTGTACTTCTCGCTTGAAATGCCGCTTGAACAATTACAAAGTCGTTTTGTCTGTATGGTTATGGGTTTGGAATGTCATAAGTTCCGCTCCTTTGATTTTACCGAAGAAGAAATGGACACATATATAAAAGGACTTAATGGTTTAAAGGAATGGAATCTTGATATTGTATGTGACTTCAACCTTACACCTGAGAAGATGAAAATATACGCAGAGAATCAAAAGAAAAAAGGTTTAGACTTTATCATCCTTGATTATTTAGGCTTAATGAATGGATATGGAAATAAGTCCCTGTATGAAAAAGCAACTAACATCTCAAGACAAATCAAACTAATAGCAACAGAACTTGAAGTCCCTATTCTTGTTCTTGTTCAGTTAAACAGAGACCTGAAAAACAGACCTGATAAAAGACCTATTCTCCCCGATATCAGGGAATCAGGTGCAATAGAGCAGGATGCTGATTTTGTTCTGTTTGCTTACAGGGACTGCGTATACAATAGTGATTCTGACCCTAATGAGTTAGAAATCATTATTGCAAAGAATAGACACGGCGAAAGCAACACAGTAGCAAAACTTGATTTTGACCTGAAAACACAGGTCATAAGAAACGTGTATCAGAACCCGTTACATATACAGAAAGAATTACCCTGGGAATAGGAGGAGATATGAAAGAAATAGCTTTTACAATACCGGTTAAGCCCCGTACAAAGAAGAATCACGGTAACATAGTTACTTTGAAGACAGGAAGAACAATGTTACTTCCGTCTAAACAGTACAGAGAATTTGAGAAGGAAGTTGTTGATTTTGTAAGTAGTAGCTTTGGAAACATAGAACCAATCGACAAACCAATAAATCTATGTTGTCACTTCTATAAAGACAAAGACTACAAAGCAGACCTTATGGGTTATATGCAGGCTATACAGGATGCGCTTATAAAAGCAGACTTTCTTCTCGATGATAACCACAGAATAGTCCAGACTACAGACGGTAGTGAGATATTCCTGGACAGGGAAAACCCAAGAGTAGAAGTAACAGTAACCTTCAAGGAGGACAAACAATGACATACGTTCCACACGTTTGCAGAAGT